CTTCTGCAACGTGCCGGCGGGTGCCGTGGATGCGATGTAGTCCCAAGCCTTTTTGAACGTCCAGTTCCCGCCACGTTTCGGCGCTGAACCCAGCGGTTCGGATAGCGGATCGGACCGGCGGCGGCTCGGGTCGTGCTGGAAGCTGCCCCGCAACTCAAGGATGTTGGATGCAGTTCGCGGGCGGGCCATCGGTCAATTCCTGTTTTGCGGACGCGTGAATTTAGGGGCCTGCGCGGTCCGCAGCGAGCGATGCGGGAGCTTTTTATTGACCCTACGGGGGGCCTGTAGCTGCAGCGCGTGGCGTTGGGCTGGAGTGGTTGCCCCGACGGCCGATCGCGCGACCGTCGGGGCTGGTTGCTGACTCACCGGCGAGGATCGCCACTAGGGCTGCACCGGCGCCAACTGCTGGCGTTGTTTTCATCCCATGACTGCCCAGCTACACGGGGCGGGCCGGCTGAAGAACTTGGCGCACCGGCACCGCGCACAGCGCCATGTTTCGCTCGCTTACGTGGTCGGAGTCAGATCCACCGACAGGACCGCACCGGGGCTGAAGACGGCCAGGCCCGCGCGCAATTCCGCAAGGGTCGTGACCATATTGGTCACGAAGTTCGTGCCGTCCTCGCGACTGGACATCACAGTGACTTCCTGACGATCCAGCAGCGCCAGCTGCGAGCCGTCCAGCACCAGCGCCGTACCAGTCGCAAGCGACGGACTGGTGACCACGGGGACGGACCACAGCGACGGCGGCGCCGGGTTGCGCGCGCTGCCCAGGATGTACTGGCCGTTGCCGGTGGAGCGCTCACGCTGGATCGAACCCCAGTCGCTCGGCGACAGCACGATCACGGACGCCTGCCAGCCGTTGCTGTCCAGTTCATCCAGTGCTTCGCCGATCATGTCCGCGGGTGCGGTCGCGCTGGTGGTCGCCGCGGTCGCGTAGGCAAGCAAGCCCTTGATGCGATCGGTCGCATTACCGCTGCCATTAATAAGCAGGCTTTCGAGCTTCGCCATGCAGCCGTAACCCAGCAGGTTATCCAGCTGATACGCGAGCTGCGGCGCGTCTTCCGTCACCTGCAGGCTGGACCGCACGAAAGCCGCCACGGTCGCGATGTTTGCAGTAACAAGCGTGGTGGCGACTGTCTGCTCGGCCTTAGAATCTCCCTCACGACTTTGCACCGCGGCCGCATTGGTAAAGCCAGTCAGCTGCATGTACTCAAACGCAGCAGCAGACACCGGCAGCACGCGCAATGCGTCGATCAGCGACAAGCGCCGCTGCGGCTGGTTCCACAGGTTGCTGACGTCGCGGTTCGGCTGGACGTTGTAACCCTGATTGCCCGACGACTGCCCGACACCGGCATTGTTGATCGCCTTGCTAAGGGTCTTGATGCCGCCAGTTTTGAGTGTCACGCGGCCAGTGCCGGGCGCGCCGTCACGCATGGCCTGCATCTGCGCCGACTTGATGAACTCACCGGACACGGACGGCGCCGCGTCGATGTTGCCGCCTCCACTATGCCCGCGCATCGACTTCAGCTCGGCGACTTCCTGCTCGATACCGGCCAGGCGCTCGGCGGCTTCGCTTTGCTGCGTACTCAGGGCGTGCTGCGCTTTTGTGAATTTCTCGCCGTGCTCGGTGATAGCCGCGAGGATGACGTCTTGATTTCCCATGAGGATGTTTCCTTTTCAGATTCGGGATGCGCTGCGCAGCAGGATTGCCACGGCGCTTTTCGTTACTTCGGCCGATACACCCTCGCGGTGCTGGATCTCTGCCACGCCATCGCGGCGCAGTAGTGGCCATGAAGCGGCGGTAGCCTGTTTGGCCTGCCGCTGCGACAACTGGAGAGCGACCCTTATGGATCGCTCGAAATCGGTAGGAGATTCACAGTCGGCGAACGCCTTGATGCCTGATAGGCGCGCGTCGGGATTGGCGGGGACTGCGACCAGCGATACTTCGATCAGGTCCAGCGCGTCGATTACCTGCACGCCGCCCACCGTGCGCATGTCTTCGGGCTTGGCGGTGAACGCGACACTGAGGCTCAAACCGCCAACGCGGGCAAGCTGGTACGCGCGCTGGCCGGCCTCGGTGTCGATGGCAATGCGTCCGGTCACGCTAACCCCTACCGCGTCCACCTCGGCCGACGTGATGGCGCCCAGTGGCTTGAGCGGATCATGGTCGGCCAGCAGTGGCACGTTCATGCCGCGCGCGGCCCAGGTGGCCAACGTGGCGTCGAAAGCGTGGGGAGAGATAACGTCGCCGTGCCGGTCGGCCTGCGGGCCGAAGGTCGCCGCGTAGCCGGTGAACGTGCCCGCTACGGCGGACGAATCTAGGAGCTTGGCGTGGAGTAGCTGGAGCATGGGGGCCGTCTCGGTCCTGATAATGCGCCGAGTATGCATATCCATACTGACGTGTAAAGGGCTATCCTCGATTATCTCATTCGCTTTGATACTGACGTTTACGTCAGTAGATTGGATTAACTGACGGATTATGTGATTCGCGGGGATGGTGCGGGGCTCGTTGCCCAGGTTGCCCGCGGTGACTGGGATGGGGCGCGGTGTGTAGGCCGTGAACCTTGTGAACCACTTTTCAGGTTAGAGCCCTTAAGAGATAGTTCTTTAGGCTGGCTTATGGAAAAGTGGTTCACAAGGTTCACCGGCTACACACTTAGCGTTCATAACCGTTCGCCACCGTATTAATCCGTAGTCGCTGAATTACTATAATTTACTGGAGCGCCGCTAATTACTGATTTACCGAAGGGGCTGCACAATCCCACTCCCCGCCAGCGAATACCGGCGCGCGTCCTGAACCGCTCGAATCCACGTTCTGACAGTCGCGTCCCGACCTCGTTCTGTGACCGCGGGCGTTCACCGTTGGCATGACACCAGCCCGAATAATTGGCGTAGAGCTCTGCCGCTGCCGCCGTTGCGCCGGGCTCGATCTCGCACGAATCCGCCAGCCATGCGCCCACCACGTCGGAGCTCGTCCGGTATTCATTGGTAGCGGCGTCCACTGCGGCGGGCATGTTGAAGCCGTGCGCGCGATAGGCGAGCCAGCCGCGCCAGCACCACGCAAGGATGCCTGCGGCCTCGGCCCTCAGTTTCTCCGGCAGCTTGGCGTCACACTTGTCCTCGGGGATCGTCACGTTGAACGGCAACAGCTTGATCCGGCGCCAGATGCCCAGGTCCGTGCCCGTCACTTTCGGCCGGTGGTTCGATTGCATCACAAGGAGGTGCGACGGCTGGAACTGGTAGAAGTCGCGGCCCATGCGCCGTGCCTTGATCGAATCGGAGCCGGTCAACAGCTTCACCTGTTCTTCGTTCAACCTGCCGGCCTCGCCCGTCTCGCTGGCGATCACCAGCCGCAGCCCCTGCAGGTCAGCAAGCGCGGTGGGGTGCTCGGTGCCATACCGCTGCATCAGCAGGCCCGGCGCCGCGGCGCCCGCGTAGCTGCCCAGCGCGTACTGGAGCGCGCCGAGAAACGTACTCTTGCCGTTCCTGCCCGAGCCCAGTGCCATCGGCAAAAGGTGGTGTTCACGTCGGCCCGAAAGGGCGTACCCGGCAAGCCGGTGCACGTACTCGATCAGCTCGGCATCGCCGCCTAGGATCTCCGATACAAAGCGCGTCCAGTGGGGCGCCTCGACGCTGGGGTCGAACTCGGCGTTCGTGACCTTCGTTATCCGATCCTCGGCAACGTAGGGCCGGCACTTGCCGGTGCGAAGATCCAACACGCCGTTCGGTGTGCCCAGTACGTCGGGGTCGGCGTCGAGCTCGCCGGCTGCACAGTTCAGCAGTGCGGCGGCCATGCTCAGGGAGTGGTCGAGCACTTTTGCCGACTCGCTGGACGCTGCCCACTTGAGCAAAGCCGTGGCCGCTTTCTGCCGGGCCTCGCGTCGCTCTTTGTCTTCCTCGGCTGCAGCTTCCGCAGCGATGCCCGATGCCTCGGCAGCGATCAGCCGGCCCAGTCCCTGCACCAGCTTGCGCGCGGCCAGTTCATCGCAGCGCCACGGGCCGCCGTCATCGCGTACATGCCAGCCTAGTGACGGCACGTAAAGGAGCCGCGTGCCGTAACTGCGTACGAGGCGGTGTGCGTTCGCCAGGTTCGTGCATGGGCTGCTGGCGATCAGTGCCGGGGCGCCCTCGGTGGTGCTCTGACCGAAGATGCCGGCCGCACGCGCAAGGGTAGAGCGTGGGTTCACCCATCCAAGTCGGGCAGCACGCGCGAAGATGGCGGCCGGCCCCGTTGCGTCGTGACCTAGGGTTTCCCAGATGTACGGATCGACGTCGGGGTCGTGGGCATCGCTTGTGGCCGACCACTCGACCCACAAGTCGCGCCCCACGTCGCCGACCGCGCGAAGGGCCGCACCGACCGCGATCCAGTCACCGCGGTTATCGGCGGGGATGCAAGGCAGCGCGCTGCGCAAGTCGGCGACCAGCTCGTCGGTAACCTCAACCTCCACCGGCTCACCAGCTGGCGCAGCAGATACCGGGGATGCGGCGACCGCCATGTCGACCAGCCAACTCGGCGCAGCAGCCACAGGCGACAAGTCAATCCAAGCGTAGCGTTTGCCCTCGATCACGGATGGTGGGGCCAGGATGTAACCGTGGGTTCCCTTCAGGTCGAGCCCGTCGCCGACCTTCGAAGTGCTGCAGGGAATAGCCTCATCGCACGCGAAGTATCGGTGTTCACCTCCGCTCGGGGTCGAAGCCGTGAGGGTTGCCGGTAACTTCCCGTGGATGGCCTCAAGCGCAGCCAATGCAACAAAGCCGTCCTTGCCGTTCTTCCGGTC